CTAAGTCTATTCTTGGATGATATGGCAGAGATTATGGAGTATAAACCATCAAGACAGTTCGTTAACAAAAATCTCAAGAAAACAGAAAATCCAAGATTAATTTCGCCATAAAAAAAGAGGTCACTTTGAGCGACCTCTGGCGTAAAAAATGGCCCGAAATTTTTTTCGGGGTATTTTCTAATTTTCAGCTAATTTTGCAAAATAGCTGAGTGCATCTTCTTCATCCTCATCAGTATTAACAGAGGATGGAGTTGTGTCAACAACAGCACGACCTTCACTTAAGTCCTCTAAGTTATTATCTTCATCAATAACTTCGGGGTCTTGTCTTTTTGGTGCGACAGTAAGACCAAGAACATAATCAAGTCTCTTCTTGAGATCTTCATATGATTTGAACTGATCTGGAGCAATGAGTTCTGCAAGTGAATATTCTTGCTTCCAAACTGCTTCCATTGCATCGTCATCATCTAGAAGTGGAGCAGGAGCAGCAAACTCAGATGAGTCATAGTTCCAATACCCAGCAACCTTTTTGATTTTGATTTTGAAGTTTGCACCAGCCCAAAAATCAAATGGGTTGATTGCTTGTTCATCTTCAAACTCAGGTTGCATCGCAGCAGTTATCTTATCAAAGATTTTCTTTCCGTATCTAAACAAGAATACTTTACCTTCATTCGCTGGGTTTGAAGGATCTTTAACAACATAAACGTTACTGTAATAAGATAACTTACGTTTCTGTTTCCTTGCAACTTCCTTATCGGAATCAACACCTGAGTTCCAGAGTTGTGAGTTATGCTCTGATACTGGATCTTTCTGACCAAGTGTTGTTAATGAGTTCTCAATATACCAACCACCAGATGCTTGGAAAGCATGAGTATAAAGTTTTGCCCAAGGCAAATCTTCTCCGTCTGGTGCAGGGAGAAATCTGATTACTGCGTAACCGTTACCTGCTTTATCTACTTCTGGTTTCCATAAACGATCATCTACACCGTTTGAACCTTTGTTCATTTTTTCCACCTGACTAACAAGTTTTGCAGTCAGAGAACCAAGTGAGGATTGTTTTTTAAGATTAGAAAAAGACATTAGATTTTATTAGATTAATTTTTATTTTGTGTTAAGAAGACCATCTGCCCGACTCATAGAGTTGCATCTTAGGTCAAAAAAGAGGGAGGTTGGATTCCTGTGTACCAACAAAGAACGGGCATTACTACAGTAAGTAAATACGTCCTAGCCTGAGACCCGATTGGTTGATCGGTTCTACCCTTGCGAGCAGCAGCACCACCTGTGTCTCATCACCTTAACCAGCGGTTGCCAGTAAGTTTATTCAGTCACTCCCATGTTGCGTCCAACAAATATAGTATAGCATAAAAAAAGAGGGAGTCAACCCTCTTCATCATTTTTTTTCTTTTTTGATCCAATATTGTACTTAGTCTCTAAAATCCAGTCTCCTTTATCACGATACGCTAACACTTTAATTTGATTAAGGGGTGCTATATCTTTTATCTGATCTGTATTTAATACCTCTACTAATCCCCAATCTGATAATAATTGTGCTATTCTATTTCTTCTCTGCACATCAATTGATGTAAGATTAGCATGCTTACCATCAAGTGCGAACAATTCTTTGAAATGAACTAAGAAATACCTACCTTGCTTATGTAAGATATGACATGATTGATAGATCTTTTTCTCCTTCCTTGACGCTACTCCAATACGAGTGAGTGTCTCACGGACTTTCAAAAAATCATCAGGTTCATTCAGACTTATCTCAACCATCTGATCAGATGACCACTTGATCTCTGATTCGGTAACAACACTCATTTCGATCCCCCAGTTTCAAATTTAGATTTTATAAAATTAAGTTGTTCTTTGGAAAGAAGTTTCAAAGCTTGTTTTGCCTTTTCATTACTATAATCATAGTAACGTTTTACATAATCAAGATCTTTAATCTCATCTTTACGGAGCCAAGGAGAAAATCTCTTCTTAGTTCTGAGGATATTTATAAAAAAGTCATATTGCATCTTCTTTGGTAAGAAGGAATACATATTCATCTCATTTGCAAACATAATTGCATCAAGATGACCAGAGAAACAACGGTTAATTATGTAAGGAGGATAGTCTTTTTCAATAGATGGATCTTCATCAATTAAATTCTTTTTTGTTACATTTATAGAGTTTAACCAATCTTTAAGTTCCATCAGATACATCATCAAAATAAGTGGAACAAGAGCACACCAAGTTACGATCACCATAAACATTATCAATCCTTGATACTGCTGGCCAGAACTTGTTAGTCTGACCTGCAGGATATGCTGCTTGTTCTCTGGTATAATTATACTCCCATTTGTCAGAAATTACAACCCTTGCTGTATGAGGTGCATTCTTTACTATCTCAGGTTTAGTAAATATTTCTCTTTTGATCATTGCCATAGCATCTACAAACCTGCGTAACTCATCAAATGATTCTGACTCTGTAGGTTCTACCATCATAGTTCCTAATACTGGCCATGATAATGTGGGTGCATGAAATCCATAATCCATCAATCTCTTTGCTACATCTTCTGCTGTAACTGGTAAGGATCGACAATCAAATATACATTCATGTGCTATCCTACCATTCTTTCCTTTATACAATACTTTAAACTCTGGATCTATTTGTTGTGCTAACCAGTTAGCAGTCAGTAATGATATTTCTGATGCTTTTCGTAGTCCTGATCCACCCATCATTCTTATATACATCCAACTAATCAAAAGTATACTAGCACTACCTTGAGTTGCTGCTGATACTCTATGATTAATAAAAGGTACAAGATGTTCTGCTACACCAATAGGTCCTACACCAGGTCCGCCACCTCCATGTGGTATACAGAATGTTTTATGTAAATTAAGATGGCATACATCTGCACCATAATCACATGGTTTTGCAAGTCCAACTTGTGCGTTTAGATTTGCACCATCAAGATAAACTTGACCACCATTATCATGTATGATTTTACAAATCTCTTAAATAGAAGTTTCAAACACACCATGAGTAGATGGATATGTAATCATAATGCATGAGAGTTCAAATGTATTCATGATTGCTTTCTTCTCTAAATCTTTTAAATCAATATTTCCACTCTCATCACACTTGACTGGAACAATCTTCATGCCCGCCATGACTGCACTTGCAGGATTAGTTCCATGTGCACTTTCAGGTATAAGACAAACATTCCTCGTTGTATCACCGTTACTCTTATGGTAATCTTGTATCGCTAAGAGTCCTGCATATTCACCCTGTGATCCCGCGTTTGGTTGAAGAGATATAGAATCAAAACCAGTTATCTCACATAACCATCCTTTTAATTCTTTGATAATCACATCATAACCAATTGATTGGGATGCCGGTGCAAAAGGATGTATATTTGCAAACTCAGGCCATGACACTGGCATAAGTTCTGCTGCTGCATTAAGTTTCATTGTACAACTTCCAAGTGGCATCATACCATTTACCAATGAGAAATCTTTAGATACTAACTCATTGATATATCTCATCATATTTGTTTCACTATGATACTTGTTAAAAACATCTTGTCTTAACCAAGGTTTTGTTCTTTCTGGAACATACTTCCATTTGTATCTTCCAACAGATTCAACAATATGATCACTCGTATCATTTTTATTCACTAAATCTTGTTGTGAATTAATTAGAGTTTGTATCTCTTCAAGAGTAGTAAGTTCATCTAAAGTGATGATGGTATGATCATCTTCATAACGAACATTATATCCTTCAACAGCAAGAAAACTTTTAAATCGAATTGTATCAAATCCTTCAGTATCATCTACATCTATACCTAACCAGAATAATCCTTTTCTTAAAATTTCACGATAAGTTAATATACGAGTTGCAATTTTTTTAAGTCCTTCTGCTCCGTGATATGCAGCATAAAATCCTGCCATATTTGCAAGTAAAGCTTGTGCAGTACAAATGTTAGATGTTGCCTTATCTCGTCTTATGTGCTGTTCTCTAGTCTGCAGTGCTAATCGTAGTGCTTTATTACCTTGAGCGTCTACAGACTGTCCTACGATTCTACCAGGTATTTTTCTTTTATATTTGTCTGTTGTTGCGAAGAATGATGCGTGTGGACCACCGAACCCCATTGGCACACCAAATCTTTGCATACTACCAACTGCAATATCAAATCCCCATTCACCTACAGGTTGCATAAGAACCTGTGCCATTGGATCTACAATTGCAATCTTCATACAATTACAAACTTCTGCTAATCTTAATACTCCATCACGATACCTTAAATTACCAAGACTATTTGGTAATTGTATGATGACTCCAAAAGCATCACTAAAGAAAGCTATTGGTATTGATGCATCAAAATCAATTTCAACAATATTAATCCCTAATGGTTTTGCTCTTGTTTGTAATACTTCTAGTGTTTGTGGGAATAATTTACTATCAACTATAAAATCTTTTTTCTTGCCCTGATTATATGCAAGTATCATTGCTTCTGCAGCTGCAGTTCCTTCATCTAATAATGATGCATTGGCAACAGGTAATCCAGTAAGTTCTGTAATCAGTGTTTGATAATTAAATAATGCTTCTAATCTACCTTGAGATATCTCTGCTTGATATGGTGTATAAGATGTATACCATGCAGGATTTTCAAATACATTCCTTTGTATAACTGGAGGTGTAATCGTGCCATAATATCCCTGACCAATCAATGATCTTTTAACTTTATTTCTTCCTGCTAATTCTTTTAATTCTGTTAATGCTTCTTGTTCACTACAACCATCAGGTAATTTGTTATCTCCTCTTAAAAGAATAGAATCTGGAACTACTTGTCTTACAAGTTCATCAATGGAACTAAGTTCCAAATCTGATAACATTTTAGCTTGCTCCTCCTCTGAGGGTCCTATATGACGTTGAATAAATTCTGACATAAAAAATTTTTACTGGTTGATGTAACCTTCTTTCTTTAATTTATCATAATTATAACATCCATCAAAACTAAATTCTAGTTTTGGTTGATTTCTTTTATAGTTTACTAACAATAACTCTTTTCTTTGTTGTTGATCTCTCATATATTCTCCAACAGATCTCATAGTATAAGTTAAATCAAACTCTGCAGCATCCCACTTACTAAAACGATCTTTTACTAATTGACTTGAATTATAACTAACCATCATATCAATTTCAGAATTTTCACAATCTATCGCAAATTGATCATGATCAAATCTTTTATGTATTGATCCTTTCTTTCCATATAGATTATCTTTAATATCATAAGGAGGATCTAAGTACATAAAGATACCTTCATGAATATCTTCTCTCATCAAATACTCATAAGAATATTGATTGATATTCCAACCAGTTATTATTTCTTGATAACCAGGTAACTTTTCAATACCTCTCAATGAGAAATTAGAAATAGATGCCTGTTGAGAAAATGAAGAACTTTCTGTTAGTCCACTAAAAGAACATTTATTAACAATATAAAATCTAGCAGCACGATCTAAACTATCAATAGTTTCATCATTGACTAATTCTTTTGATTCAACAAATAATTCTCTTGCTGTATCTGTCTTATCTTATA